TGAACTCGGGCGCAGCAGAACAACGCAGGAGGTCGGCGTGTAGTCATAGCCCTCGGTGAGTACCGCGACATTCACCACGACCTGAGCGTCTCCGCTCTCAAACGCTGCCAGACAGGCTTTGCGCTCGGTATCGGACAACTCACCATGCACCAGGACGGCATCGATGCCTGCCTGATTAAAGGCGTCGCAAACATCCGAGGCGTGCGCAACCGTCGAGCAGAACACGATGGTCTTGCGATCCTGCGCTTTGGCTCTCCAGTTCTGGATCACTGACTGCGTGATCACTGTCTTGTTGAGGATGGACGCCACCTCGCTCATGTCGAAGTCGATCGCCGAGCGGCGCACCCGACTCAGGGCATCCTGTGCCCCCACGTCAATGACATAGGTTCGAGGAGGCACAAGATGGCCGCTTGCGATCATCTCGCCCAACGTGATCTGATCGGCGAGATTGCTGAACACCTCTCGCAGCCCTTTGCCATCGCCGCGATTGGGCGTGGCTGTTAGCCCGCAAATCGCCGCCTTTGGGTTTTTCAGCAGGACCTGATCAATGACCTCGCGGTAGCTGGGTGAGACCGCGTGGTGCGCCTCATCGATCACCAGCAGATCCAGGGTCGGTATCTGCTCGAGATGGGAGCGCCGTGAGAGCGTCTGCACCATCGCAAACGTTGCGTTGCCGTCCCAGGACTTTTCCGTGGCATCAAAAACCGAGGTCTTGAGACCCGGGTTGACACGCTCGAACTTGGATCGGTTCTGAGCGGTCAGTTCAGTTCGGTGGGCAAGGATGCAGGCTTTTGCCTCGGGTTCCTTCAGTAGGCTACCAGCCACGGCTGACAGCATGATGGTCTTGCCCGATCCGGTGGGCGCAACGGCAAGGGTGTTGCGATGTTGGCTCAGAGCCGCAAGGGTCCTCTGAACGAGCAAAGCTTGGCGGGGGCGAAGAATCATGATGAGGGCCCCTTATTGAGCCCAACTCGGGCGGCCCGGTACCGGTGCACGACCGGTGGCTTGGGCGTAGGCATTTGCCGACGGTGTGCTGGGCGCCGACTGAGCCACACCAGTCATGTACGTGGCATAGTCTTTGTGATCGGGCGTGACGGCGGACTTGATCACGCACTTGTCCTGACCGTTTTGGTCCTTGTCCCAATCGACCTTGCCGAGGAACTCGATCCCTTCGAGATCAGCGAAACTGCCGATTCGGCGTGCGTTTTGCGCAGCCGGGCAGTTGTCGCTCGGGTCGATGCCGCGGGCAGAGTTCAGAATCGCCTTGATTAGCGTGCGTCCCATGTTGGTCCACTCAGCGCCTTTCGAGCTATAGAGGCCAATGAGAGACCACATCTTGCGACGAGCGAATTGGCCCTCTAACACGACGAATTCGCAGTTCAGATACACCGAGCCAGTCGTCGCGCTGCGGGTTGCATAGCCGCCCGTCCAGCCCTGAGAAGGGTCGTCGTAGCCACCGGGTTTAATGGTCATGCGCACGCGCACCAACGTGCCCTTGGGGATGAGGTCGTAATTGGATTGCTCGGAAGCGGAATTGAAGTCGAAGTAGGTCATGATCAGGACTCCTGGGTCGAAGTGGATTCGGGGGTGGAAGCGGCGTTCGGGCGAGCGAAATCGAGTCGCTCGATGGCGGGCTTGGCGGGTCCAGCGATCTTTCGCATGAGGCGCCCAAGGTCTGGCTCCTCAATGGCGTCTAGGCGACCGCTGCGGTCTTTGGCCGGGTAGCCCCATTGGTTGAGCGTCTGACACACGAAGGCCCGATAGAGGCTGCCATCGTCAGCTTTGACCTCTGCCAGCGTGATCACCTCATCGACGATCCCAGGCAACTCGAGACCGGTCTTGGAGCCGTCGATCTGCAGCGAGAACACCCGTCGGTTGAAGTCGTCCAGGGCCTCATTAAGGATGCCGACGAACCAGACGTTCTTGCGCCGGGTATGCTGCAGGTGAGTAAGCCAGCCGATCATTTCCTGGCCCATCAGGCCGTAGGCGCCACGGCTGTCGGGCTTTCCCGTTTTCTCGGAATAGGCCTGCGGCTGGCCCTTGCACCATTGCAGGCACAAACGGCCAGCCACGGTGATCGAATCCACGAAGACCGTCTCATACTTGTTCAGCACGGCCGGATCTCCAAAGCGCTGGCACGCTGCATGAAAATGCGCTTCGCTGTAGGGCTGGTCCTCACGCAGGGCCGGGTTCGGCCCACCGATGAACACAGCGAAGTCACGGCACTCCTGCCAGGTGCGGGGCCGGATGGTGTCCCCCGCGTAGCCCTCGACGGCCAGGTCACCGGCTTCGAGATCAAAAAAGAGCGTCGATGTGGGGGGCAGCGTCCAGAGCTGGGATGTCTTGCCGATGCCGGACTTGCCAACCAGGACGCCCTTTACGCCGCGGCACTCGGCCATGCGTTGGTCTGCGGTGATGATTGGAAGGCTCATTTCGACACCCCCTCTTTCATGAGCGCGAGGCGATACGAGGGCTTACCGGTCTTGACCGTGCGTGCAGCCTCGAAGGCGGATTTGAGGGTTTCGGGCCAGGCGTTGAACTTCGTTTCGCTCACGCGGTAGGTGATCTCGACGTACTGCCTTGGGTCATCACCGCTCTCGGCAATGCGGCGTGTCATGTCGGCCAGGCGGGTCTGGTCCCAGTCGACTTTTTTGGGCAGGTCTGCGGTGATGCGTACTTCATCCTCATCGAAGTGAACGACCCCGGTGTCCTTGCCAGCGTCATGGCGCAAGTTGCGAGCGCGCTCGCTCCATTTGAAGTCGATGGCCTGGTCGATGTGATCGCTCAGGGCCTTGTCGGCGGCCAGCAGGTCGGTAGCGGCGCTCTTGATGCGAAACAGCCGTTCTGCTGGCTGCTGCGCCAGGGCTCCGACCGGGGTGGCCAGAACCTGTTCGGGCGTGAACGTCACATCGGCGCTCATACGGCGCCTCCGATCACTTCACGCTCCGAGGTGCTCTTGCGCAGGCTGTCGACTTCGAAAGCTTCGATGTCCTCGATCCGGTATCGGACCTGGCCCTGGAGTTTGAGGAATACGGGACCGATGCCCTCAGAGCGCCAGCGCTCAAGGGTGGCTTCGCTGAGATCCCAACGATCGGCAAGCTGCCGTTGGTTGAGATGACGCACGGGTTCGGTGGGTTGCAATTGAATCTCCTTGAAGGTGAAAAGGGCCCTGGTTCGGGCGGCTTCGGAGCCGCGCTAACCAGTGCTTGCAGTTTTTCAAGGCGGATTCAGCAACCCTTTCTGCAGGTTCGGCGGGAAACTTCTGCAGTTCGGATTCGTGCGGGTCAAAAGCAAAAAACCCGGTCTCCTGAGTAAAGGAGCCGGGCTGTAGGGAGGTTTGGGTGACGTCAGCGGGTCAGAGCCAGTCCACGTCCTCGGGGTAGATGATCAGTTTGTAAACCTTGTCACCCTGAACGTAACTGACAAAGGCCTTGTAGACCGCATTGTTCCGGCCGAAATACTTCGCCGGCTGAAATGGGAACGCTTCTGAGCCGCATCGCGTTCCGATTTCGTGGCCCTCCAAGAGGTGAGCATGGGCATCCATCAGCGCAAGCAGAATCTTTTGCTGCATCCCTTCCAGTTCGTACTTCACCCCATCCACATAGGCACGCGCTTTATCACGGACATAGCGCAGCGACGTGACCGGAGCCGCATCCTCTTCGGGTTGTGAGGTGACGGCCCCAACCCTGTCGTCAAAGAAGATGAAGCGGCTCTGCGACAGACGGGAAATGGCGGCAAGGTTCTTTACGTCATAACCAGCAAGCGCAGACCCATCTGGCAGCGGCAACTCAGTGCTGGAAATGATCCTCGCAGACTGGGCTGCATTGTCAGAACGAATCTGATCCAGCAGGTGTCTGGCTACAGCGTGGTCGTTAAGGCGCCTCGCGAAATACCAGGTCTGGGCTTTGCCACGCTTGTGCTCCTGAATGCCGAGTCGCCAGGAGATATCGTTGTCGATGACCTTGCGACCTATCGTTGGCAACTCCAGGCTGCCAGCCAGCCTTTCGACAAACCTGTTGAGGCTGACCGTGTAGGTCTGAAGCAGGTCGCGAGCGGCATCAACTTCGCCGCACTCATCGCAATACAGAAGGACCTGGTCAACGCCCACAGTGCGAATGACACGGGCAACCTCGATCCCACAGTCTGGGCAGGTGACGTAGGACAACGCTGGCCCAAGCACCAGCAACCGCTCACGAACGAGCTCGTGACCGCCATCACCTGAGACGCTGCCAAACAATGCTGACCCATTGATCGAGGGCTTGGACTGTTCGAGCAAACTGCACAATACCGCCGTGGCGTTGAGCAGCTTGACGCTCAAACGGTTGCCTCCTCAGCTTCAATTACGTTTAGCGACTGTAGGATGGCGTTGGCGATGGGCTGATTCTTTTCTGACAGATTCTTGATGGTGGACGATCCTGTCGAGTACACGTCAAAGCTAAAGCGCTTGGGTTTTTGCCCGTCTAACGCTCTAAGGTATACGAGGACACAAGCGCCATCGAGGTCGTACTCGGCCTCGAACAAATGCGTAACCATCAGCCTCTTCCTGGCGAGCTCGATTGCATCTTCCTGATTCACCTCCGGAGATGCCTCGATGCGGATTGCGATCCCGGTACTTGCACGCGGCTTGAATTGTGCGCGGCGCAGCCGAATCTTCTCGACCCCGAGCGGTGATAGGTCATCGAATGTTTCCAACCCCTCACGCAGCTCATTGAGTTTGAAGCGGGTCCTTTCAATTTCCTCGAGTTTGATTTCCCGGCCCACCACATGCTTGCCAAATAGCTGCAGCACGGCCTGATGGTTTTTCGAGCCACCTTTGACCACGCTTTCGATCACTCCGGTCGAAGGCTGATAGACGAGCGCTGTTTCTAGCGCAATGCGCGTGGCCACCCTGTTGAACTTCTTCTCAGAAAAATGCGTCACTGCCGTGATCGGGCCTTCGACGTAGATGGTGAACTGGATGCTGCCATCAGAGGCACAGGTGCTTTGCTCGATGTGGGTGCTCTTGCCACCCCCCACCTTCTCGTAAAGCCTGGCGACGGCGTCGCTAAACGCCTCAAGCCTGGCACGATCATTCGTGAGGACAAGCCCGGGTTCGATTCGATGTTTTTTCCATGACTTTCCATTGGCTTTTGCCTGGAACGCCAGGTGCAGCTCAACATCCCGGAACAGAGTTTCCCGCTCATGAAAAATCCACATCGCCTGCTCACGCGTGTCACGGATTGCGAGGGCACTGAGGGCATCCTGATCGTACGCGCAGGCAATATGAAATTCATTGCTCGCCAGATCATTGCTCAGAAGGTGAACGCGCCGAAGATCGTCCTGCCACAGACGCAGCGCATGCTCAATAGATGACGCCTCATCGGCACTCAGTTCATCGTTCGAGAGTGAGGCATGCAAAGCCTCCACTGCGGCGTGGACCTTGCTGACTAGGGTGTCTGCAGTGACTTCCCAATCGATGCTCAGATGCGGCCCAAGGGGGTGCGCATTGGTGAATGCGCGCAGCATCGGCATTGAGACGTGGCGCAAAAAGTGGGCGAGCGAGAAGATTTTCATGACATTGATCCCTTATGGGTATCTGCGCACAAGGCCAACCAGGACGCCAAAAATCTCGAGCTTGCCGTTGGGTCGAATCACGGAGTAATTCGGATTGGCGGGTAACAGGTGATAACCGTCTTTGTCTCGTGCAAGGGTTTTTAGGGTGAATTCATCATCAACAACTGCGACCACGATGTCGCCTTGAGAGGCCTCGGTTTTGCGTTCCACCACGGCCAGATCGCCGTGACGGATGCCGGCGTCCACCATGCTGTCGCCCTTGACCCGAATGAGCACTGTCTTGGCGGGCTGATCGATCAGGAACCGGTCGATCGAAATCTGCTCATGAATATCGGCGTCGGCCGAAATTGGAGTACCCGCTGGGACCGGTTGTGTGGCGATGGCGCGCTCGAAAAAGCGCTCACTGGGCGCCCAGTCGCCGTCTAGCGTGCGCTCCAGCATGCCAGCGTTTTCTAGCCGTTCCAGCACCTTTTTGACGGCCGACTTGGAGGCAAAGCCAAGCAGGCTCATGAGGCGGGCGTAAGACGGCAGCACCCGATGTTCGGCGTAGTAGCCCTGCAGGGTGGCGAGGTGTTCGTGGTCGTTGATTGCTTTTTTCACGACAATTATTTTAGAGAACGTTCGTTCTCTATGCAATAGTCTTTTCCCTCCCTCCAAGTTCGTACTCGTTTTGGAAACTGGCATCAGCCGTGCGCACCAGTCCGAAACCTCCCTCTGGCTCTGCCGTGGGCCCCCGGGGACAATTTTTTCCTTCGATTGTTGAACATCAAGGACTGGCAACCAATGCAACCGATCAACCGCCGCCCACCGGATTTCATGACCGTCGACGAGCGCATGGACGAGGTGTCTGCCCTCCTGGCTCGGGGCATTTCCCGCCTCTGGGAGAAAACGGACACGAAGTCCGCAATTGTGGCCGGGCAGAGTCATTTAGGACTTGGAGGTTCTGGCCACCAGAGCGTTCATATGGACCCGTTCAACCCGGTCACGGAGTCCAAATGACCAATACGCAATCGCCCTATGCCACGCCACCGTCAGTGGTAGCTCGAATCACGGCCTTACCGGACCTGCCGATGTCTGAAATCAAGGCGCTTTGGAAGGAATTATTCAGGGAGCACCCACCGACGCACAATCGGCAGTTCCTGGAGCGCCGCCTTGCCTACCGTTTGCAGGAAATCGAATTCCGCAAGATCGATCGCAACCTGGTCGACCGAAATAAGCGCCGGATTCAGGCGATTCTGGACTCGGGGCAGAACAAAAAGTTCGACCGTGACATCCGGCTCCAGGCAGGCACCGTGTTCACGCGTGAGTACCAGGGCAACGAGCATCGGGTCATGGCCACGGTCGATGGCCATTACGAATTTGAAGGGCGTAGCTACTCGAGCCTTTCTCGGATCGCTAAGGAGATCACCGGCACCGCATGGTCCGGTCCGGTGTTCTTTGGGCTAAAGCCCAATGCCTCGAAGAAGCCTGCAGCCAAGAGAGGGGCGCGTAAATGAACGGCACCCTGAAACGCCGCCAGCGGTGCGCCGTTTATTGCCGCGTATCCAGTGATGAAAGGCTGGACCAGTCGTTTAACTCCATTGATGCCCAGAAGGAAGCCGGCCACGCCTATGTGGCTAGCCAGCGCAGCGAGGGCTGGATTCCAGTCGCTGACGACTACGACGATGGCGGATTTTCCGGCGGCAACATGGAGCGCCCGGCCTTGCGCAGGCTCATGGCTGACATTGAGGAGGGGAAGGTCGACATTGTGGTGGTCTATAAGATTGACCGTCTCACACGCAGTCTGGCCGATTTTTCCAAGATGGTTGAAGTGTTTGAGCGCTCTGGGGTGTCCTTCGTCTCAGTCACCCAGCAATTCAATACCACCACCTCGATGGGCCGACTGATGCTCAATGTTCTACTGTCTTTCGCTCAGTTTGAGCGAGAGGTCACGGGCGAGCGGATCCGGGA